ACAAACGACTTTATCCCAGCAGACAACTATATTCAATTTAAAAATGCTGGATTTAAGTGGATCGAATATATTGTTTGGAATAAAGAATCGGCCACATGGACGATCCCACGCTCTCAACATATATCTAACGGACTGTATATACCAGCCCTCAGATGGGAATCTATTATTATATTTTTAATTGGTAAACGCCCTCATTTTGATATTAACGACGAAAAAGAAGTACGCACGTGGCAAGAGAACGTATGGAATATCAACAAGGTTATTGGCTCTCAACAAAAACTGATAGGGCATACGGCGCTCTTCCCGGTAGAAATTCCATACCGTGCAATTAAATCATATTCGCAACCATTAGAAGTTATCTTTGATCCATTTTGTGGTGGGGGTTCCACATTGATAGCGTGTGAAAAGTCAGGTAGAATCGGATACGGCATGGAATTGGATGAAAAATACTGTGATGTAATAGTTCAGAGATGGGTTAACTTTACCGGTGGTCAGGTTATCCTTAACGGCCATCCGGTAGAATGGAGTAAGACATCATGAACGGCGAAGAGAATTTACGTCCTTTTAACACCCTAACAGAGGACGAACAAAGGGAACTCGCGCGGAAGGGAGGAATCGCGTCCGGCGAGGCCAGACGGCAAAAACGGCTCATGTCTCAGATATACGCTGAGTTTTTAGAGAAGGAGCACGACGTCATCGGACGCGACGGGGAGAAGCACAAGCTGAAGGGCCACGCGCTCTTGTCGGGCGTTATGAGTAAGGTGCTCGCTCGCGGGGACGGTTCCGCGGTTTCGCTCATGAAGGAGATACGCGAGGCCACCGAGGGCAGCAAGATAGCCGTCACCGATAAAGCCGACGAGTGGTCCAGGATGTTTGAGGTTGTAGGTGCTGACACAGAAGCAACACGACATAATAGCGTTCGACAACCTTCATCGTCCTAGAATAACCGTTCTTGAGGGCGCGGTGCGGAGCGGCAAAACGGTCGTTAACTGTATGCTCTTTACCCACCACGTCTGGGAGAGCCGGGGCAAGAAGCGACGCTACATCATCACGGGGACGTCGATTCCCTCGATACGAAGGAACGTACTTGACGAGCTGGAGAATATGAATTTAGGCATCAACCCGATACTATCTCAGTCAAACGAGTTCCAGATGTTCGGGAATACTGTCTCCTGCTTCGGATCGGCGAATATCGACTCGTATAAGGTGATTAAGGGCTTCACCGCCCACGGCTGGCTGGCCAATGAGATCACCGAGCACCACGCCGCGACTGTTGACCAATGCTTTAAACGCTGCTCCGGGGACGGGGCGCGTATCTTTTGGGACACCAACCCTGCGGGACCTGACCACCCTATTAAGGCCAACTACATCGACAAGGACGGCGACCGCCTCTCCGATGGTCGGCTGCACATTAAGTCATGGCACTTCACCCTCGATGACAACGCCTTCTTGTCTGATGAATATAAGGAATCGCTAAAGAAGTCCACGCCGAGCGGGATGTTCTACGACCGCGACATCAACGGCCTGTGGGTGGCTGCCGAGGGTATGATTTACCGAGACTTCGACTTAGGGGTGCACGTGATCGACGTTGAGCCTGGCAATCTCAAAGAATACTTCGCCGGGATAGACTGGGGATTTGAGCACAATGGTGTGATTGCTCTTTACGGCCTTGACCACGACGGTAATGCGTTCCGGTTGCGCGAGATAGTCTCCGCGCAGCAGTCAATCGACTGGTGGGCGCATGAGGCGATGGAGCTTAACAACACCTACCGGGGATTGACGTTCTATGCCGACCCCGCGCGGCCTGACCAGATATCCATGTTACGCAATAAAGGCTTATCGGTGCGCGAGGCCGAGAACTCCGTCATTGAGGGGATTACATTCGTCGCCGAGTGCTTCAAGAAGCGGCGCCTGTTTATAGTCCAGCAGCATAACCGCAATTATTTACGCGAGATTTACAATTACCGTTGGAAAGAGAACGCCGCGAAAGAGGAGCCGATCAAGATGGATGACGATAGCATGGACTCCGAGCGGTACGCTTTATATTCGCATCTTGGCAGGAGCCGCGAGGTTCGCGCCACATTATCGCTGTACCGATAGGAGACTAAAATGCTATTCCAGAACATAACCAACCTGCCCACCGCTAAACAAATCGGAGCGCTGATTAAGTCGGCCGCCGAGCGTAGCGCTGAGATGTACGGGCTTTATGATAGATACAAGGCCGGCGCGACGGGTACGCCGATTAAGAGCCGCCGGTATTACATAGGCAACGTCGAGCAGATCGACAAGGTCAACAACAAACTCAACAACGACTTCTTCGGAGAGATTATCGACATGAAGGTGGGCTTCTTTACCGGACTGCCGATAGTGTACGACCTCGACCGGGGAATGTACGAGACTGAGGAGACGGTGCAACCCGAGCCGCCGGCACCGGGGATGATACCACAGAAGGAGAAGATCGAGGTCACCGTAAGCGACAAGTACGACGAGGACATCGCCTTTATCCGCGACTTCAACAAGCTCAACTCTATCGCCGACCTCGACGCGGAGACGGCGAAGCGCGCTTCTATCTGCGGCTACTGTGGACGACTTCTGTATGTCGAGCAGGGGACCGGTGACATACGGGTGATTGCGGTCAATCCGTGGGAGTGCATCTTTATTGGTGACGTTATGGACGCGCCGACCTACTCCATCAGATACTTTACGACTGAGACTATCGACGAGGCCGGCCGACCGAGCAAGATACACAAGGCCTACCTCTACGACGCCATGAACGTCTACGAGTTCACGCGCGATGACGACGAGGAGGAATACTCCATCGGGACCACCGTCAGACATATGATGCCGGGTAATCCGCTCATCGGATTTGCCAACAACGACGAACTCCAGGGTGACGCGGAGAAGGAGCTTGAGCTTATCGACGCTTATGACAGGGCCCTCTCCGATATCAACAACGAGGTCGAGCAGTTCCGACTGGCGTACATGGTATTTAAAGGAGTCAACATCACGAAGGAGACGGTGGAGCAGGCCAAACAGACCGGGGCCTTCTCGATTCCCGACGGTACCGGGGACGCCGGGTTTATCACCAAGACCATCGACGACGCGATTATAGAGCACCACCTCGACCGATTGGAAGCGAACATCTACCGCTTCTCAAAGACGCCGAACATGAAGGACATACAGTTCGGGAGCAACCTTACCGGCGTGGCGATGGCGTTCAAGTTCAGACCGTTTGAGTATAAGTGCATCACTTCTGAATTGAAGTTCAAGAAGTCTTTGCGGCAGCAGTACAAGCTACTTTGCGACCTGTGGAAGGCGAAGGGCGCGACTATCGACTATCTCGACATGGACTTTATCTTTACGCGCAACTATCCGCAGAACCTAGTCGAGGAAGCCGACGTTCTGTCGAAGCTGATGGGAGTCGTGAGTGACAAGACCAGGCTGTCGTTGGCTTCGTTTGTTGACGACCCCGAGCAGGAGATTGAGGACATGTCGCAGGACGCCGAGAGCAAGATGATACCGCTATTGGAGCAGCAGGCCGCGATGAACGATGAAGAGGACGAGGAGGAAGAGCCTGTTCAAGAATAAGACCATCCTGATAACCGGGGGGACTGGCTCCTTCGGTAACAAGTTCACCGAGCGCTTGCTTGCGCACGACCCGAAGAAGATTATCATCTACTCGCGGGACGAGTACAAACAGTATATCATGGCGCAGAAGTTCGACGACGAGCGCATCCGCTTTTTTATCGGCGACGTGAGGGACAAGGACAGGCTATTCCGCGCTTGCACTGGCGTTGACTGTATCATCCACGCCGCGGCTTTAAAGCACGTTCCCATCTGTGAGTATAACCCGATTGAGGCGATACGCACCAACACCATCGGGGCGATTAACGTCATTGACGTTGCCATCGACCGAGGCGTGAAGCAGGTTGTCGCTCTGTCTACCGACAAGGCCGTCAACCCGGTCAATCTCTACGGGGCTACTAAGTTGTGTTCCGACAAGTTGTTCATCGCTGGCAATTCTTACTCGCAGAGGGGCGGGACGACGTTCGCCGTGGTGAGGTACGGCAACGTGGCGCACTCCCGCGGGTCTGTGATTCCGCTATTTGAGCAGATGGTCAAGGACGGCGCAAAGACTTTGCCGGTGACGCATGAGGACATGACGCGATTCTACATCACGCTCGACCAGGGAGTTGACCTTGTGTTCAAGGCGTTCGAGTCCATGCGGGGTGGAGAGATATTCGTGGCGAAGATTCCGTCCTTCAAGATTGTTGACTTAGTGCGTCATCTTGGATGCGAGCCTGAGATTATCGGCATCCGTCCTGGTGAGAAGCTACACGAAGTTATGATTACAACCGAGGACGCGCGGAACACCTACGAATACGACGGACACTATATCATTTACCCGGCTTTCTCGTGGTGGACCAACAAGCACTTCCATGACGGTGGCGTTCCGGTCCCCGATGGGTTTACCTACTCATCCGATCAAAATACCGATTGGTTATATAATGCACCCTTATGATATAGTGGCCGCTCTTGAGGAGCGCGTGGCTGAGTACGCCGGGGCCCCGTGCGCCGTGGCGGTGGACTCATGTACCAACGCTTTACTGCTCGCTCTGCGATTGCACTTCATGTCCACGACCGAGCGCGAGGTTATCCTACCGGCTT